AAAATTTAAAAAATGAGTGACATACCAAGCTATCCAAGCGCAACAATCTCGAAGCTGCTCGACATTACTGACAGGCATCTCAGGCGATTAGTGACTGAAGGAATCTTGATCAGAGATGATGGAAAGCGTGGCAGATACCCAATTACCAATGTCACTTTGTATATTAAGTATTTGAGAGAAAGAGCCTTCGGAAACGAAGCAAAAGAAACGGACTTGCAGACAGAAAGAACCAGGTTAGCAAAGGCTCAGGCTGACCGAACTGAAATGGAAGTAGCCCAGCTGAAACTCTCATTGATCAAGACTGATGAAGTCATTGATAAGTGGTCTGAGTTGATTGGCAATTGCAGAGCCAAACTACTGAACACACCAGCCAAGATTGCACACCTGGTTATCGCAGCCGAAGATTATGCGACAGCTGAGGAAATAATAAGAACCGAAATACATGAAGCATTAAATGAACTTGCAGAACAGCCATTCGATAGAGGAAGCGTGGAAGAAGTCACTGAGGACATTCCAAGCACCGAAGGATCTGAAAGTCAGTCAGTGGGCTGATCAATTCCGAGTCTTGAGTTCAGAAGCATCTGCTGAACCTGGGAACTGGCGAACCAGTCGTGCGCCCTATCAAAAAGAAATCATGGATGTCATTGCTGACAGATCCATCGAAGTGGTGGTGTTTTCAAAATCATCTCAAGTGGGTGCAACCGAAATCATCAATAACATCATTGGTTATTACATTGCACAAAACCCATCACCGATTCTGGTATTGCAGCCAACATTGGAGATGGCTCGAACCTGGTCGAAAGACAGACTGGCACCCATGCTTAAATCTAGTCCAGCACTGGCTGGTAAAGTAAAAGAGCCAAGATCAAAAGACAGCGAGAACACAGTTTTATCAAAGAAGTTTCCTGGTGGGAATTTATCGGTTGTCGGTGCAAACTCAGCAGCTTCTCTGGCATCAAGACCAGTTCGGATTCTATTATGTGACGAGGTAGATCGTTATCCAGATTCAGCAGCAACTGAAGGAGATCCCATACAACTCGCAATCAAAAGAACTCAGACATTTTGGAATCGAAAGATTCTGATGGCCTCAACACCGACCATTGATGGAGTGAGCCGAATACAAGCAGCATGGGAGACATCGGATAAAAGATATTATTACCTACCCTGTCCACATTGCGATGAAAAACAAAGATTGGAATGGAAATACATTCATTGGGATAGTGATAAACCAGAAACAGCCTATTATGCTTGTCAGCATTGTGGCGGTGTCATTGAGGAAAAACACAAAATCAAAATGCTCGAGCAAGGCGAATGGAGAGCAAGTGAAGAAACCAATCGTGTGGCTGGGTTTCATATTTCAGAATTGTATTCACCCTGGTCAACTTGGGAAAGCATGGTTGAAACATTCCTCGAAGTTAAAAAGCACCCAGAGCAATTAAAGACATTTGTGAACACTGCATTGGGTGAAGTCTGGTTGGGAGATCAAGCAGAAAAAATAGAATCGCATGAACTGTTATCCAGGCGAGAGAACTACGATGCAAGTTTGATTCCAGATGATGTGCTAGTGATCACTGCTGGTTGCGATGTTCAAAAAGATAGAATTGAAGTTCAGGTCATTGGGTATGCATTAGAGTCTCAAACATATGTCATTGAATATGCGACCTTATGGGGTGAGACAGCTTATAAGGATGTTTGGGATTCTTTAGATGACTTTTTAAAAAACCAATATAAAAAAGAAAATGGATCTGTCTTAAAGATTGCCTGTACCTGTATTGACTCAGGCTATCAAACTCAATCGGTCTATGACTTTTGTTTAGGCAAGATTGGAAGAAGGATATTCGCTGTCAAAGGTGTTTCCACAGCTGGAAACCTGATTGCTGGTCGAGCAACCAGAGTTGGAAAACAAAGAGTGCCACTTGTACCAGTTGGAACCGATACAGCCAAAGAAGTCATCTTTTCCTGGCTACAAGTTGAAGAAGAATCGCCAGGTTATATTCATTTTCCATCTGATGTCGATGAAGAATACTTCGAGCAGCTGACATCGGAAAAGAGAATGATCACATTCAGCAAGGGTCACAAAAAAATCGTTTTCAAAAAGATACGAGATCGGAATGAGTCTCTCGATACCTTTGTTTATTCTTTGGCTGCTTTCCATGTGCTGCAACCGAACCTTGAAAGAATTGCCAATATGAAAGTGAAGAAAACCGAAAAGAAACCCACAGAAAAGACACCAGGCATCAGAAGGCAGAATCCCAGGAAGTCATTTGTGAATGCCTGGAAAGAGTAAGAATAAAAAAAGATAAAATATACAACAACTTAGGGATATAACTTGACATAACAAAAATGGCTCAATATCGTTTTGAGTAATTGTGCAATAGGAAAGTTAGTGGCGAACCTTTTTACTTCAACAAATTATCCAACCCAAGTTCCTGATTCTCTTACTGTTGGGGATCGTTGGGTGTGGAAAAGAACAGCGATGGTCGCTGATTATCCTGTTGCAACTTACCAGGTAAAATACTCATTCAGATTGCTCACATCAGCAGCCACTGAAATCGCTATTACAGCAACTGAAAACACCGATCCTGATGAATACATTATTGAGGTGGGTTCAAGCACTACTGCTTCATATACTGCTGGGGATTACACATACCAAGAATACATTGTCAGAAGTTCAGATTCTGAGAGATTGGTTTACAGCACAGGAATCGTCACAGTCGAACCTGATTTGGACACCGACACTTCAGATCCAAGATCAAATGCAAGAAAGATCCTAGATGGACTCAGAGCCATGTTAGAGAATCGTGCATCGATTGATCAGATGTCAATGAGTATTGCTGGGAGATCACTCAGTCGAATGACACCAGCTGAGATCAGAGATTGGGAAAGACACTATTCCTATCTGGTAAGTAAAGAAACCAAAGAAATGAGAATCAAAAAAGGTCAGCCAACTGGCTCTGAAATCAAGGTGAAATTCTAATGGCATGGTATGACAGATTATTGGGTCGCAAGAAAAAAGGAACTCCATTCAGAAGATCCTATGCTGGTGCAAAAGGTGGTCGATTGTTTGCTGACTGGATAGCTGGAAACAACTCGGCTGATCAAGAAATATCAGGTGCATTACAAACCTTAAGAGATCGATCAAGAGCATTGGCAAGGAATGATGGATATATATCCAGGTATTTAAAAATGCTTGTTAATAATGTGGTCGGTCATTCTGGAATTCGCCTATCCATGAAGTCACGAAATGACGATGGCACTTTGGATATTGCTGGAAACCAAATCATTGAATCTGCTTGGCATGATTGGTGTCGAAATGGAATACCTACTGCAAATGGCAGACAAAGTTTCATTGATTGCCAACAGTTATTCGTTGAATCATTAGCCAGAGATGGCGAAGTGTTGATTCGACATCTCAGATCAGATAATCGTTTTGGTTATCAGATACAGTTTCTCGAAGCCGATCATTTAGATGAGAATTACAGCACCAAAAACCAGGAGACTGGAAATGGGGTGACGATGGGTGTCGAAACCAATTCATTTGGAAAAGCAGTTGCTTATTACATTTTGAAGAATCACCCAGGGTCATCGATGGGTTATAACTACAACAACAAATATATTCGTCTACCAGCTGAGGACATGATTCATGCTTATATGCCAAATCGTGCTGAACAAACCAGGGGAGTTCCCTGGACATCGCCAGTTTTAGCAAGAATGAAAATGCTATCTGGTTTTGAAGAATCAGCAGTGGTATCAGCAAGGGTTGGGGCAAGTAAAATGGGATTTTTGGTTTCACCAGATGGTCAGGATTATATCGGTGAAGGCACTGAGGATAATTTCACTCCTATCATGGATGCAGCACCAGGCACAATTGAGCAACTACCAGCTGGAACTGAATTTAAGTCTTGGGATCCTGATTATCCCAACACTACATTTGAGCCTTTCCAAAAAGCAATCCTTCGTGGGATAGCATCAGGTCTTAATGTTTCATATGTCGAACTGGCTAACAATTTGAATGGTGTAAATTATTCATCCATTCGACAAGGTGTGATGGCAGATCGAGATCAATACAGAATGATTCAAAGATTTTTGATTGATCATTTCATCGAGCCTGTATTTAGAAGATGGCTTCTTAGTGCGATGACCACCAGGGCAATAGAACTTCCAGTTAGCAAATATGACAAGTTTGCAAACAGTTCAACATTTATACCGAGATCGTGGACATATGTGAATCCACTACAAGAGATCCAGGCACAAATACTCGGTATGCAAAATGGACAAGTCACAATGCAAGATGTTCAAGCAAACTTCGGCAGAGATGTCGATGAATTGCTTGAAACAATCAATGCTGAAAAAGCATTGGCTGAACAGTATGGAATCGAAATGGCTTTTGAGCCTTTCGGAGTTCCTAAAACAGCTGTTCAACCAGATATTGATGAGGAAAGTGAGTGATGGTGGTGGGTGCATTTTGGGTGATGCAAGGCAAAGAGACAGGTTATTCTCCGACCTGTTTGAGTGAGGTGTCAGGGTCTTTGCAAATGAAGGAAAAAGAACAAGAAGAAAAAGAAATAATCTTTGAAGTCGATGAGGATTTAGAAGAAATAATCGGAGAAGAAATGGTGATTGTTTTTACACCAGTGAAAGAAGTTAAAGAATTTATAGTGGGTGAGGAAGATGTCTCAATTCACTGAAAAAGAATTTGAATCGAGAGATTCAAAGGGCGAGTCGAAAGACTTGAAAGATAATCTTCATATCAAAGAGGAATTAAACATGAAAGAAGAAAATCTAATTCTCTCTGAGAATGAGGGAAATGAAGTCCAGTCAGAATCCGATGATAGAGTTTCTGGTGAAGAAAAGATGTTTAGATCGGTTGATCTATCCAGGGCAGAATTTATCGATGAAGATAAAAGAACTGTTCGCATTGCATTGACATCAGAAGCACCTGTCAGGCGACCTTTTGGCTGGGAAATACTCGATCACTCTCAAGAGTCGATCAATACGGATTTTATAAGCCAGGGTCGTGCGCCTTTGCTTTTGGATCACGATATGAGCCGACAGATTGGAGTTATTGAGAAATTTCAACTAGACGAAGATAGCAAGCGGACACTTGCTAAGGTCAGATTTGGTCGATCTGAACTCGCTAGTGAGATTTGGCAAGATGTAGTCGATGGCATTCGATCAAATGTTTCTGTCGGCTATTCAATCACAAACATGGAAAGAGATAACAATGCTGATGAGCCAACCTATAGGGTTGCATTCACTCCATTGGAAGCTAGTATCGTTTCGATCCCAGCTGACCAGAGTGCAAATGTCGGTGTTGCTAGATCCGAACCATCTGAAATAAACCCAGGAACTGAAACTGAATCCAATGAAGAAACAGTTGAAGTTGCTGATGAATCTAACACTCAAACTATAGAGGAAAAAACAATGAGTGAAGTAGAAACAAAAGACATTGAAATCAATGTCGATGATGTTCGAAACGCTGCTGTAAAAGAAACCAGAGAGAGTATCGCCAGAGCAAATGACGAAATTCTTGAATTGGGTTCTCGCCACAATCAGTCTGAGTTAGCTAGAAAAGCAATCAGAGAAGGAGTATCTATTGAAGATTTCAGAGGGCAACTTCTGAACTCACTTCCTGTTGATCAGCCATTAGACACTAAAGAGATCGGTTTAACTGAAAAGGAAACTCGTCAATTTAGTATTCTTAAAGCTGTTCGTGCTATGGCTAATCCAGCTGACATTAGAGCGCAAGAAGCAGCCAAGTTCGAATTTGAATGCTCTGCTGCTGCGAAAGACTCTTACGGAAGAAACACTTCTGGTCTTACGCTACCAGCCGAGGTAATGCATAACTGGCACGCTAGGGATATCAACACATCAGATGATGCTGGTGGTGTTGGCGAAAGATTCCTTCCTGGATCTTTCATTGAAGCCCTAAGAAATGCATCAGGTGTAATTGCTGCTGGTGCAACACTTCTTAGAGACCTAGAAGATAATGTCAAAATACCAAAGGCAACAGGAACTTCAACAGCTGCTTGGATTTCTGCTGAGGGCGGTGCTAGTTCGGAGAGTGAGATGACACTTGGTTCAGTCACTATGTCTCCTAAGACTGCCAGCATGTACACAGAAGTCACAAATCAAATGATGCAACAATCAACACTAGACATGGAAAATATCATTCGAAATGATCTAGCTGCTGGTATTGCAAACTTGATTGACACTGGTGCATTGGCTGGATCTGGATCTTCTGGACAGCCAACTGGTATTGATAACCAAACTGGTGTGAATACACAATCATTCGCCACTGCTGCAACTCCAACTTTCGCTGAAATAGTAGCGATGGAAGGATCTGTGCTTGGTGACAATGTTGTATTGAGCAACCCTGGTTATCTAACAACTTCTGCTGTTGCAGCAAACATGAAATCAACTAGCAAGGACACAGGTTCTGGCACGTTCATTCTTGATAATGGTCAAGCAAATGGACATCCAGTGTATGTTTCTAATGCAGTTGCTTCTGGTGTTGCATACTTTGGAAATTGGGCTGATCTTCTTATCGGTTTCTTCGGTGGAATCGATATTCTTGTTGATCCTTATAGCAACTCTGCAAATTCTGTGACTCGATTAAGAGCCACTCAGTTTGTTGATATCGCTGTAAGACACGCTCAATCATTCACAAAAGGAAGTGCTTAATTAGTGTGGTGGGTTGGCTAATAACCGACCCACCTTTTTTGTTATGAAAAAATACACAGTTCTAAAAGGTTGCGGAATTGCTGGAACATTCCATGAGCCTGGCGACACAGTTGAGGTATCTGAAAAAGATGCCCCTGGCTTGTTGGCAGCACAGCAGATAACTCATCATGCAAATGTTGAGAAACCTGTTGATCGTTCAGTTGGATTGAAGAAAAGCACTACCAAAACCAAGAAGCGATCTAAGTGATATGGTTCTTGAAAGCAGTAATGATCTCGCTGGGTTCTTTGATACTGACGCTCATGGTAGTTCGGCAAGTATTACAATTGATGGTTCTGCATCAACTATTGATGTGATCTTCAATCGAGAATACTTTGAAATACCAGGTGAAGAAGTAGGAGTTCAAAGCAGTCAGCCTGTTTTTTACTGCCGAACAGCCGATGTCACAAATGTTGAGCAAGGTGACACCATTCAAGTGGATAGTGTCACCTATAACATCGTTTCAGTTCAGCCTGATTTTACAGGTGTGACTGTTTTGATTGGTGAGACTCAATAATGGCTCATGTTCGACAACAGATCAGAGAAAGAGTTGCAACTGAGGTGACTGGATTAACTACAACTGGCAGCAAGGTCTATCAGTCAAGGGTTTATCCATTGCAAAGTTCAAATCTTCCAGGATTGTTGATTTATACAACAGCCGAAAGTTCAGAGCCGATTGATATGGGTGGAACATCAAGATTGATGAACAGAGTTTTATCAATCAACATCGAAGCATATGTGAAAGCAACTTCGAATTATGATGACACCATCGATACAGTCTGCTCTGAAGTTGAGACTGCTTTGGGTGGATCAACTGTAAATGGGTTGGCAAAGGATATTTATCTTGAGTCAACTGATATCAACTACCAGGGCGAAGGCGATCAGCCATTGGCGATTGCAACAATGACCTGGAATTGTGAGTATCAGACTGCTGCAAATGCACCTGATACAGCACTATAGGACTGCTTCGGCAGAATATAATTTTAATATAGAGGAATAAACAATGGCTCATGTAGGAAAAGATGGAGTTGTTAAAGTTGGATCTGATGCTGTGGGATCTATTCGATCTTTCA